TTTGTCTAGCTGGTGCTTCTATTGGTCCTGCTTGCCCTCCTACTGGTGCTGGAGCTGGTGGTAGTAATAGATTATTAGTATCAGTTCCTGGAAACGTTGCCATTGTATCTAAATAACTTTGAGCTAGATTCACTGGCACTCCTAGTTGAGCGTATTCTTTAGTGATTGTAGCCTTCGCTAGAGATTCATCTCTTTGATTACTTACTGAATCATAACTCGTAGAATCAGCTAACACTTCAACTGCAAAGAAATCTGAGAACTCATTGAATGCGTCTTTAGAGATTTCGTAGAACTTCTTAGTCTCTTTATCTAAAACTTGAGGATTCATTGTTGCTCTTAAAGCTGTCATCATTAACATCTTCTTACCAAGTCTAGCTAAACTTCTTTCTAGGTTAGTCTTGTAATACTTGAATCTTGAATTGAACTCTGACCATCTAATCTTTTGACCTGTAGCTGTGTTAGTGAACCCTTCAGAAGAATCTCCAGTCGAAGAATCTATCGTTCCTGTCGTAGCTTGCATTTCAGCGTTAAGGGCTTGTGTTTCGTTATAACTTGAAGCCGTAACATCTGGTGTGTCCATAGGAGCTATCGAACCTTGTAGTTGATCAACTTCAATCACATTACCAGGGAAACTCTTAAGCTTACGTGGATCAATCCCTGAGCCTTTCCGTAGCATCCACATTCTATTTATAACAAGAGATACATTGTCGAACCTTTGGTTTCTAGTAAGGTTGTAAGCTTTGTGCATATCCAGTATCGGAGATAACGCTCCTACTCCTATAGCTTGATTAGGTATCTTAGATGGTGAAAACTTTTCAAAAGGCATAAATGGAATCTCTTTGCATTCAAGCAAAACTGTATCATTTATTACAGCCGCCATTACCATTTTGCAGTCGTCACCTATCTTAATATATCCGTAATACTCCTTAACTGATACATACGGATTCTCTTTATTAGTATCAAACGGCACTCCTTGAGCTGTCATTTTCTGTGCTTGCTTAGAGTCCATACTATTAGTGCTTGCTCCCATATCCTCTACCCATTCAACAGCGTCTTTGTAATATAAATCTTCGTTCTCTTCCAAATCTTTAGCGTAAACCTTATCGTTATTCACAATGATAGACCTCATATCATCTACAAACTCAATCCTTGGATCAAAATAAACTGATAAAGGATCTAAAGCTTCAAACGTTGGATACTCTAGAAAGATCTCTTCAGTAGTCTTTTCGCTGTCATATTCTTCACCATCTTCACTAGTTTCTTTTAACTTCTCTTTCTTCTTGCGGGTCTTCTGTACAAAGTCTACTTTCGCCCAACCAATATTCATACATAAACCATTTACACTCCAACTGTCTAACTTCTCTGAACATTGCCCTAATCCCCAGATATAATTCAAATAAAGCTGGCTTGTTTCAGCTCGGTCAAACATTCTATCTTTAGTTTCAGCTGTGATCTCTTCTTCTTCATGCTTAGCTGACAAAGGTGTAATCACCCACTTAGGATCATTTGAAACTAATCTTGGACTAATTCTTTGTAGATACTCGTATAACTTAGGGAAACATAATCCACTTCTCCCAGTTCCACGATTGAAATTAAACACAAAAGTATTCTCAAATAACTCTAACATTCTTTGTCGAGGCAACTCTAACTGTGTTTGATAAAATGTAAAAGTCGCAGTAATTTGTCCGATTACCTCAGCCTTTTGCGTTTCATCTAATTTTAAATTGTCTTGAAAATACATGCTGTGATTGCCCCTTATCACATTGTTACTATAGCTTACCCTTTCATTTTCTGCAAATACCAATCAGATTTGATTTGATTCTCTCTTGCTTTAATCTCTTGTTTATTTTCTGATTTCTCATGTTCGTCTGCTGCTTGGAAATCTATTCCTGTATCATTTCTCATTAACCAAAGTAATTTGATAGTTTCTTCTGGTGTCATTCTTTCGTAAATGTCTACAGTCTTATGTCCTCTCTTATTCACAACACAAGAAGGACAATCTTTACATCCTCGATAATCTTCTTCCATTTGCTCTCGGTTCTCTTTATCAGCTGATCCATACCATAACCTCTTAGAACTTTTACATCCGTTACAATATCCAATCCAATTTGAATCTAACCACCTGCCCCTAAAAGGTATCTGTTCGAGCATCTCTACGGTGGAGGATTTTGAAGATTGCATAATTGTTGTGTAGTTTAAAAGGGTTTATATTGGCTCACCATACTGGTTAAAAGACATATCTTGCTCACTTGATAGATATTCTATGCCTCTCTTTGGAAGCGAGAGACCAGCAGCATTTGGAATTGAATGAGCTACTACTTGGAAAGCGTCAGCAAAGTTTGAGGTCCAATCATGATAAGGACTGTCCGAGAATACGCCCCTAGCTTCGTTGTATTGCTGTCTGTAGTTCGTTAGAGCATTTAAAGCGTCTGCACACTTCTCGGAGTCAAACCAGCATCTAGGGAAGATCATACGGCTTAATTCTATGTCTTTAACTTTGTTATTTGTTCTAGGGATTATATTTGTTTGGTGTCCAGCTTGTACTAGAACATCTTGAAACGATTGTAATGTTTCAGCTCCTCGCTTAGTTCCGTCATGAGGAAGATTCATTGTTCCGTACTTATAGCCCTTTTCTCTTAACATTTGCACATAGAACGAAAAGCCTTTACCGTTATCTGAATAACAATCTATAAACCTAATCTCTAAACCGTTAAACTGGAAGAACCAACAAACTTGAGTGTCGTTAATCCCTAAGTCCCAAGCTGTATGAACTGGTTCGTAAGGCATAATCGGGACTTTACAGACTCTTTGTTCTTTTTGTGCTTGGTCAATATCTAGTGAATAGTAAGCCCCTTTAATACTTGTTAGTTCCCAGTTCCCATATCTGTACTGTTGCCTTAGGTCTTCTGGTAAACTATCTAGAAAGGTTACATACTGCGGATCGTTCTCTGCTAAAAACAAGTTGTCGTCTACAGTTGCAGGGATATAAGTTCTGGTTCTGCCGCTTACAGGGTCTTTAAAGACTTCGAAAGGTAGGCAAGGATCTATAAACCTTTTCTTAACCCACGTATGGCCAGCACTTCCAGGATTAGTTGTAGCAAATACTCTAGCAGGTAAATCTGGATTAGTTGAACGGCAAGAGGAAATTAACTGTAAGTATAAAAGCTCTGTTGGGATATGCGTTAACTCTTCTAAGAGAATTCGATGGAACTCATTACCTTGATACTTAGTGTAAGAATTAGAATCTTTTAAATGACCTGTATAGATGATCGCTCCTTTAGGGAAGTGAATCTCAACTGGATTATTCTTAAAGACCGCTCCTGTTGGTGCATACATGATTCTAGCTTTATCAATCCAATCCCTAAGATCAGTTTGATTCTGCCTAATTACCAAAGCTCTGTATTCTGGATGATCAATATCATAAAGCAGCCAAGCTCTACCTGCAGCACTCTTGCCACCTCCTTTAGCTCCTCCGAATAAGGTTTCAAAGCAAGTCGATACTAAAGCTTTAATCTGTTTTGGTTGTGGTTTCCAGTCCATCTCTCATAGGTAATTGAATAACTCCTAGCGTCTGGCCATTACTGGTTAAATCGGTTGTGTTCCTTGATAGTTTTGGCGTGTGGTATTCCATCAAGTCCTTGTAGTGCTTAAGGAACTCAGCCTCTCCAGCTGTAACCTCGTCACCGTTCAACATCTTTTCATAAATCATTTCAACTCTTTCACTTCCGCCTTCTTTTAGAAAGAATAAAAGCTTATCAACTCCAGTCCTTTCATTGGCAACTCTTTGCAGTCCACCCTTCCTCGCTGTTTCTGAATCCCCTTTTTTGAATACCATAGCTAGCAATTGACAAATAATAGTTTTGTATGCGTTTATTATACTCCCTCTTTAATTAGTTTCAAGCCTAACTTCTTAGCTCTATCCTCTGCTTCTTCTAGAGTGTCAAAGAATGATGTCCAGATTCTTATTCCTTTGTCATCTAGTTCAGATAGTTCGTAGAATTGAGATTTAGTTATTAAAAGAGTCATACAGGTTTAGAGTTTTTAAGTTCTTCTTGTGTAACGTACTCGATAGAATCCTTTACTTCCTTCTCCTCTACTCTTTTAGATAGCCATTCAGCAAAATTAGGGAAACTGAAATCATAACTCTTAACTTCCTCCTCGTAATTCTCATACTCTCTTAGTAGTTCTAGTAGTTGTGATTCAAAGGTTTTCATTGTTCTTTTTGGTTAGTAAAAATGGTTTTAGCCTGCATTAAAGCTTGAAAGTATCACTCCTTTTTTAATACTTAGGTCAGCTTCCCCAAGATACTCAACTTTGATTTTATTTATATCTTTAGACTCTACCCAAGTATATCCAGTATCTTCATTTTTATACTCAGTTCCACCCCATGTAGTTCCGATACTATACCATTTTCCGTCTATGTAATGAATTGAATCATCAGGGTATATTGTTCTTGCTTCTTCTTCGTTCTCAGCATAAACTACAGCACTATCATAAGTATCACAACCACCATTTAGGTCTTGGCTTATTCTGTATATCTTCATACTTGCTTTGCTAAATAATCCATAAAGCCTTCCATAGTAGGCATTCTTATCTCTTTGCTTTCGTTGTAATACCAATGCTTATACGCTTCCCAATAGGTTAATACTTCTTTAATTGTTTTGTTCATAGGTCTAAATTAATACTCTCTTACTATACACCTCTCATTTACATAGTCAATTAATATTACTTGTCTTTAACTCTTTTTATTCTGTGGTTAATCAACTCTTTAAACTTACCTAGACTCGTACACCCATAATCGTTTAAACAACTCTTTAACAAGGCTTGGACATCTAGGTTATACTCCTTACAGTAAGGGAGTATCTTTCTTACAATATCATCTGCTGTGCCTATGGCTTCTATTTGTTGATAACCCATAGATTGAATCCATTTAATTAGTTTAAGTTTAGGGTTTTTCATTTTAAATCTTTAAACAATCTTTCTCCTATAGATTCATAAATATTACCTATACTATGAGCAATAAACTCTTGGGTATGGATATTGAAAGGAATATTGTTGCCTTCAAAAATCCTCATTACAACATGAGTAATTTCGTGGATTAAAGTATTCTGGCAAGATAGAGTCCAGTTAAATTTACTTACCCATAAAATATACTCTTCTATTCCGTCTTTATTATTAATTGTAGTAACCCAACCTTGGAACTGATTCAACTCTCTTAACCCTTCTGTTTCTTCTTTTAAGTTTTGTACCTTTTCTTTTGTTAAAAACTTTATATAACTTTCCTTATCATAGTTAACTAGTATCCAAATTCGTTGCCTAAAGATAGGGTCTGCAATCCAAAATGAAATAGGTTTAAATGTTATAGTTTTCTTCTTACTCATAGTTGATACAATTTAAGGATTAATTCACTCGCCTCTCTAGCTAATTCATTGTTCTTACCTTTTAAGTTTACCATGAGTATGGAATAAGTTATGACATTCAGCACATAACAAGATTAAATCTCGTATCTCTTTATTTGGGTTCCCTCTATGCTTGTACGATCTGTGATGTACATTTAGGTTACTCTTAGAGTTACAGATGACACAAGTTTTAAACACTCTTCTAATCTCTTCTTTTAAAGCTGTCCAATGATCTGATCTTAAGTAATCTTCATAAGGTAACTTCTTTAATGTCCGAGTAGCTTCTCTCTTAACCCTCTTTCTAGTTCTCTTCTTCCCATTGTAATCATTAGAATTCCAATACCCTGCTAATCCATTCCATTCACTCAGTTTAATATCATACTCTTTCCTAATATCTTTCCACTTAGATATAGGTTTTATCTTGTTAGCTATCTCTAATAAGTATTCACTTCTTTCTAGTTTGTAGATCTTAAGGTTTCTCATACAACGAGTTATGTATCAAAGGAATCACTTGTTAGACTTTGGAACCTGCTATTCCTGAGAAGAGGCACAGCGATCCTTAATCCCCATCAGCACAATTTATTTTAATTTTTACATAAAACTAATTGCTTCAACTTCTTTCATGACTTTGCGTGTCTTGCTTCTGACCAGAAGATTTTACTTGTGAGTTGATACTTAGCTTTCGCCACAAGACGGCTTGGTTACCGTGATCATATAAGGCTTATTCCTTCGTTTCGGCTTGCTTCACCTTAGCTCCTTCACTTCTTTATACTCGCATCCAGACTGCTATGTTCCCCACGAGTTAAATAAAAGAAAACCCTTTATCTAAATGTATAGTTGTATAAAGTCCAAAACGATGTAAGGATGTCTATACACCTAGATAAAAGGTTCTAAGTGAATATTGCCCAATGTTTCTTTCTTTATACATATACAAAATAATCCTAGATATTCTAATTGTCCAATCCTTTCTCTTGCAAGAATCTAAAACTGTATTTTAAAACCCAAA